ACTGCATTTGATATAGCACTTGATGTTGCGATAACTGGTGCGGCTGCTTTAACTTTTGTTGCTGCCTGCATAGAAGCATTGCCGACACCTTCAAGGTTTTTGCCGGTCATCTCGGTAGCCAACTTAATACTACCTTCTCCCTTGAACATATCAAGACCAAGATCGTTCATAACTTCTTGGAGCTTGATTATTGGTGCTGCCGCAACGGCGGCCATTTCAGCAATAAACCCAAAACCATCGCCTATTTTGAAAAGACCTTCGAGAAAGGTTGAAGCGAAAGAATCTTGAAACAGTAGTGCCGCCATGCCAGCGATTGCAGCAGTGGCAAGAGCAATGGCAACAGGTATCGCCCACACCGGCGCTGTGGCGGCAAGAACGCCAGCCCCCAGAACACCAAAACCAACACCTAATCCAACAACAGCTACCGTCAAGACCTTAAGTCCAGTTGCTACAGTATCTAAGTTTTCCATCGCCCAGTCTGATAAACTCACAAGAGCGTCAACCAATGGTGTCACAACTGGGATCAATTGCATCATTAGGGTGTTCATCTTTTCTTGGAAACTTTGGACCTTTTTGGCTTGATCAGCCATGTCAGCATATTCTGCCGATGTTTTACCCAGGTTCTGACTCAAAGAGTCCATATTTCCAGACATCAGAGCCGCTAGTTCTGCTTCATCTTGTAGTCCCATAGATTCTGTAAAGAATTTTCTTTGATAATAGCTCATCTCATCAAAAGAAAGCCCAGCATCAAGAATAGAATCTCTCATCATCTTAAATCTTTCGGTAGGATCGGTTTCTGTCATTAGTTCCATAGCGTTAACAAAGTTACCGCCCAGCGCTGCGTTTAGTTTACCAGCCTGCTCGGCTGCGCCCTCAAACGTATCGAACTTTCCTGTTATGGCCAAGAGCCTGTTTACTTCTATACCAGTAACCTTGGCTGTGACCGATAAATCTTTGAATGCTCTGACACCATCCCTTCCGAATTTTGCTAGTTGTGGACCAGCATTAGCAAAGTCAGAAGCCATCTTGGATGGAGCAACTCCGATGTCCATCGCTGTTGCCGCGATCTCTCGTTGTGTTGCGGCTGCCTGAATGCCTGTTTGTCCCATAGCCTTGATAGCAACCTGTGAGCCACGAGCAAAGTCCTCATTACTAACTCCGAGTTTGGACATCATTGTAGCATTCGCAGACATTTCTACTCTTGCTGCCTCAGACATCATCGTGAAGTCCGTAACGCCCATAAAAAGAGACTGCATAGATGCACTTGTTTCTTCAATAGAGGCACCAAATTTACGAGTTTGATTTAGGGTGGTACCCATACTGCTTGCAAACTCTGCTGATGCGCCTGTTATCTTTCTAAATTCATTTTCGGCGTCCATCACTTGCATCGCTAGATCAAAAATCATTTTTGTTATTTTTGCAGCAATAGCAAGAGCTAAAAGTCCTGCGCCTAGTCCTGCGATGGCGCCAGCAGCACCTGCTGCGCCTGCACCTCCCTTGCCTACTGTTTTGGTCAGATTAAAAAGTTTGTCTTTCAAGCCCTGTACCATAGAGCCCATTTTCTCTCCAGCTTTGCTGTTACCAATAAAACCCTTTGCTATTTTGGATAGTCCGGCGCCTATATTACCACTCAATAAGCTATCGAAGCCGCCAAGAAAGTTCTCGGTTGCCTTGGCAGCCTTTTCGGTTTCTTCAGTTAATTGCTCTGTCTTTATTATTTGAGCATCTATATTACCCTGGATTGCATCGCCTGTTTTTAATCTTGCTTTTAGGACTTCTAAATGAGCTTTTTCAGCTTCTATTTGTAATTCTGCTCTTTTTTGAGCGGTGGCGCCCCTCTCTATTGCATCTCGTGCTCTCTTTTCAGCCAATTCAGCAGATGCTTTGATTGTCTCAAAAGAACGAATCTGCTGGGCTGCGGCATTTTCAAATTTTGTGCCGAGAGTTGCAAACGTGGAGTTTAGACCTTCTAGTTCTACCTTCGTTAAATTCTCTATGGTTTTTCTTATTTCGGAAATAGAGGCACCAACTGCTTTTAGTTTTTCTAATTCTTTTTCAATAGCCATAGATTTTTACCTCATCAGTAAATAGATGTTGGAGAAAAAAGAAAAGCTCTCGCCGATGGTCACCTAAAACTAAAAAGTTTTGGGTACAGTCGGCTGATTAAAGGGCGTAAGTTCTCTTGAATTACTCTGTCCAGAAGAAGCTTTTGTTATTGCTTCCGATTCCATTTCAAGTTGTTTTACAAGTCTCTTAATAAACCAGTTTCTAAGACCTATAGGTAGGCTGTATGCCTCTGAAAAACTCCAACCGCCTGAATACTTAAGAAAGAAAATCTGTTCGTAGATTCCCTCCGAATATTCATCGGTCAGGCCAAAAAAAGTCCGCTGTGAGCGGCACCTCCATTTCCTGCTCATGACCGCATTCGATACAGGAAAACTTTTGTGTTAAATCAATGTTGGGGGTGGCGTCCTTCAAAACCATCCTTAAATGTCTTGAATCAATTGAAGGTAAATTGGTAGCAACATACTGAATTGCTTGTCTGGATGAATCTCCATTGACACTTATTATAATAGATTCTAGTTGAGTAGAGATTACGTTATTTGATTTATTAAGATTTGAAAGTTTCTTCTCTTCTCTTCCAGTAAGCAATCTTACAATAACCTCTATTTCTGTTTGTGGAAGAATACAAGTAATTGTGCCGTTACCATTATCTGTAACCCTCTCAGCCGAGACAGATCCGTGAGTAATCTTGGCACGATTAAGATTAAAACCATATTCTTGCTTAGTCTCGCAAGCTGGGCAATCAACTTTTGTTTCATATTTATTACCATAGCCTGAAACTCTTGCTGAAATAATAATAGCATTTCTATCACCCATAAGCAATGTTGATGGATCAATAGACTTGTTGACGATAAGACTTTGAATGAGTCTGTCAAGAGCAACACCTTTCTTTAAAAGGGTTCTTGAAGTAAGAATGTCCTCTTCTTTAGCGGTCATTTGCTTAATTTCAATAGAATCTTTGTTATGTAATGGATGTCCCACAGTGTAGAACCTTCCTTGTGATGGCAGATCTACGAACTCTGTGGGTACAACGAACGAAAAGCCCCCTCCATCCTGTGGTGGGGGGCTTGTATCTCTCTGATGAACGCCTCCTAGGCGATCTTGATTTCTCGACAATTTACACCTCTCGTATTAGTATTGTCTCTATGGCTTGAAGAACTCTCTACCACCACTGCCAGCAGCAGCAGCAGAATCATGGGTGGTCTCAATTCTTGCCCAATCGTATCGTAAGGTAACTGAAATCTCTGACAGGTTATCATCGCCATAAGCCAAAGAATCACCGAATTTAATATCTTCAATAAATGGATTCCAAAGTGTCCAAGTTTCAAGTGGTGCTCCATTTGAATCTATCTGCGTTACTGTAATGGCGCCGAGAGCAGATGCTGCCTTAGCCTTAGATACTGTTCCCAGTGTGGTTGTATCAGTTGGAGGGGCATATCCTGCTTGAGTCATTATATCAGCAAATGTGGCTGACATGTCTGGATCAGCAGGATCGACCATCACGATAGTTACCGTATTCCAAGTAATGGAACCAGGGTAATTGAAAGTATGGTTTAGGTATTTGTGTTCTGCATTAGCTACTGCGAAAGAGGGTTTCTGAGCAGTCTTAGCGTACCAAGCTACAGCGCCTCCTGGGGTAGCGTTGATTCCCCCAAACTCAACAATAAATCTAAAGTTTCGTTTGGGATCGTTAAGAGCCGCATCTTGGCTAAAATCGGTTGACCAGAATGGCATTTTTTAAGTTCTCCTGTTATTCATAAATAAGTAGTCAATAGGGGGAAAACCCCCATTTATTAGTCGTCGAATGAAGCCCCTGTTGAGGCAACAATAAAGTCAATAGCAATATATTCAATTGCTCTGGCTGGTTTGACCATAATCTTGGCGTACACAACATTCTGATCTATTAGATCTGGAGTTGTTGTGCTCTCGTCAAGGATAAGTCGATAATCGGTGATACCGAACTGTGTCTTGACATTTGCTAGGAATGGTTCAATCAGTCCCTTGAATCTTGTCCAAGTAGCCTGAACATTCTGCTCGAATAGAATCTGTGTAGATAGAATGGAAATCTGCTTTTTGAGATAGATAACCAATCTACGGACATTGATTCTGTCTAGGGCTGAAGGCTTCTCTTGTAGAGTCTTCTGTCCAAATACCACAATACCGGTGCTTGGGAAGCTTGCAATTGGGTTAATGCGAGCCTCATAAAGAATGTCACGCTCCTTAGAGGTTAGTCTGCGAGATACGCCTGTGATGGGAATACCAGCAGCACCATCGGATAGTCCGCCTCTGTTAAAGCCTGCGGGAGCAAACCAAATCTGTGAGCTTTTCTCGGAACTTGCGAGCGTACCCATAATGGCCACAGTAGGTGGAACCCATAGGGATTGTCCTGTTGGTTCATCTAGAGCCTGTACCCATGGATAATAGGTTGCGCCGTAAGAAGAATCAATCTGGCGCGCTCGAAGTGCATTAGCCGCTGCTGTGGGCGAATCGACTTGACGTGCAGATCTATCGCCACCATCATAAACTTCATGATTTGGCTTATATACATCAGGCAGGTCAATAAGAGCCAGAGCATCTGCTCTATCTTCACAGACATTTACCATGTGTGTTGTTAGTCCACCCTTGGTGAGACCAGGAACCGCAAGAAGGTTCATATCTACAAACTCTGGATCTGCTACTGTGTCGATGGCTCGCTTATAAGTGTTATAAACATAATCTGTCTTGTCGGTTGCCGTTGATCCCATGCCAGTATTATAAAAAGGATCTGGTTTTGTGATGTCAAGTCCATCGAAACCACCCCAAAGAGGCATTGTGAAGCGATCGTATCCCGCATCAATGAGATCTTTATAGGAGCCACTTGTTTTAGAAGTACCTGCAAGACGAGACCCAGAAGCATAATAAGCTCCGGTTGCGTTTACAATAATATCGTCCATTGTAAAGATGTAAGAACTACCCACAATCCCGGTGCTATCGGTGTCAGTCCAACCACTTGATAGCCAAAGTCTGTGATAATCTTTCATAGATAGATCACCACGGGTGCTGTCTAAAGTTCTAGTTGTCTGGAAACCAAAATATGCATCTGTCTGGTTGGACATTCCGCCATCTGAAGACCAGTGACGAAGACGAGCCGTTGGCCACGATAGTGAACCTGTGAAATTACCACCGGCGCCACTAAGGAAAAAGCTATTGGCGCCCCCATATACATCTGATGACTCAATATACTTGTCGGTCACTGAGGAGTCCAAGGCAGAGCCACTCCAATCTGTTACAGAAGAGAAGTTGGGGGGACCATAATATCCGAATGGGATAGAAGAAGGGTTACCAACACTAACATCACTTACATAGACGAATTTTGATTGATTAGGATAATCACCATAAAGTCGCAATCTTCTCTCCGATTCTACCCAAACATAATATTGATTGCCAATAGCTTTTTCAATATATCGGGGTGATGTTGGGTCTAATGTAAGATTATCGAATCTTTCTAAGACGACAGTGTTGCTATCTGTATCTGTTAAAGAACGAAGTACGACAGAGAAGGTTCCATATTCGGTGGAATCGGTGCTAGAGTAGCGAACTTTCTCAATTGAAATCTTTACATTCTTGTTTAGCCATTCTCCATGCCCTCGGCCTTTTAATTTAAATAATTTGTCTGTGGTGG